GCAGATACGAGCAGCACCTGAACCAGATGCAGTATCACAATTAGAAGAAACAAATACAGGAATACCATAAAGGTTTCCGATTTCACCATTACGGATTGTGTTGCCGTTACCAACTTCACCTACAAAGGCTTGTTCTGTGTAACGAGCTAAACCCATTAATGTGTTTCTAGCTGATGGTGGGATTAATAAGAAACGACCATCCATAGGAACATCATTGTCGTCAAGACGTTGAATTGTTCTACGAACAGCAGCATCTGTTAATGCAGCTTCATTGTTAGAAGCAGCTACATATTTTGTAGTGCCGTCTGAACCAATGTAAGCATCTTCATATACATTAGTGCCTGCACCTGTATTAAAGCCACGACCAAGTTGAATTAATGATGTATCAACTTGTTTAGCTAAAGCATAACCTGCATCGTCTGTGTAGAATCTACGCATAGATGAAAGTGCTTGTACTTCTGTAATATCCTCAATCAAACGTGAGTACTCGTAGTGTTTATCTACGACTACAGTAGTTTCTGTCTCTGTAGCTGCAATCAATGTTACTTGAGTTGAAGCAGCTTTTACTGAGGCGTCGCCACGCGTTGGTTTAGGAATGTGTAAGGTGTCGCCTTTTTTACCTTTAAAAGAGATTTTTTTGAATAAGTTAGCTGCTACTAAGTTTTTCTTATAAGCAGCGATAACCTCGTCCGACCAAATCTCAGGAATAAAGACAGCACCAGTGGTATTGGTAACATGATCTGTACCTAGTGCCATGATAGCTCCTTTTCTAAAATGTTAAATTAAACCACCCTTTTTTCTCGGTATGCTGCCATAATCTCTTCAGACATCGCATCATACTTTTCAGGATCGGTTTGCATAAGTTTAATAATATCGCTTCTACGATATTTCTTTTTAGAAACAGATTCAGTATTACCACTACTGCCTACATCTGCCGCTTTTAACTGCTGCTCTCGATCTACTTTAGAGGTCTCAGCAACTTTCTTACTAATGTTTTGGCGGTCTGTCCAATTAGATAATAACTCTTTAGCAGAGTCATAATCAAACTCAGTTTCAGCTTTTGTAAATAATTCTGTACGAACTCTAGAAGATTTAATCCATTCTGCAAAGGCAGGATCTTGAACAATCTCTTGTACATTAGGAAACTCAGAGTTAATTTTTGTCAATGTCTCATTACGTTTCATTGACAGACTAGCTTCTTTTGCTTCCTTAATAGAAGGGTGATTGTCAATAGCCCTTTTTACAGCTTTATCAGGATCTGTATAAAAATCTTCTGATGTTACTTCTGTTTCTTTTTCTGTAGTTTTTGAACTAGTTGCCGTTTGAGTTTTAATAAAGTCGTCTACTATTTTACGTAAATCTCCAACTTCAGAACCTTGTTTACCAATTAGCTTTTCAGCTTCTTGGTGCATAGCTACAATGTCCTTAACAGATTTACCTCTATACTTTTCTGGTAGATCATCCTCTGGGTTAGTTTCTTCTTTAGCTTCGGGTTCTGGTTTAGTTTGCTCTGGTTCAGAGTTCTCAACCTTTTCTTCATCTAGGGAAGAAGCTTCCAATTCATTTTCTAAAACTTCGTCAATTACTTCTGCCATATTATTCTCCTGTGCATTAGCATTATAGGAAAGAAGCTGACTTGGCTATTCGTCAGTTTCTTTGCTTTGGCTACGTGATCTATGCTTTTTCTCCCAAGCCATAGCCGCACCTGGAAAGCTTCCTGACCATCCTTCTAAATGAACTCTGGGAGTAGAAATAATTTTACTCGCAGTTTTGCCACAAGAAGGACATGTTAAATGTTGAGTGTATTCTGTCAATTCCTCAAAGTGATTATCACAATGAGAGCAGTGAAACTCAAATAATTTCCTCATTTTGTAAATCCTCGTAAGATTGTTCACTCACTGACTGTAGTGAGAGAATCCATTGAAGTATATCCAACTGACCTTTACGTTTGTGGTATTCTTCTAACGTATCAGTTGAAATAATCTGATTATACTGGTTAAATAAGTTTTGTGTATCTTCTATGAAATCTTTCCACCCTTTAGTGGACATCATAGAAAACCTTTCTTCGTAATACTTTTGTAGCTCTTTATCTATAGGCATATATTAATAATTATATCACAAAATAACTAGATTGTCAAGCTTGTTTCTGCTGTTGCATCTGCATTTCAACAATTTCTTTATTTTGATCCATATCTTTTTCTTTGAGCATGAGTTCAGCAATTCTTACACGTCTATCAAATTCAGCTTTAATCATATCATCTTCATTTGGTAGATTCGTTGAAATAGCTGTAAGAACCTTAGCTTTAACAGCTTCAGGTTCAAATCTAGCTTCTGTAAGATGTTTAGCAGCCAATGCTTCACGTTCTTTAGCTTCACCCATTGTTTTAGCTGTTTCAGCTTGTGCCTGTTGTAATTGCAACTGCATAGCAGCTTGTTGCATTTGTTGTTGTTCAGGATTAGGCTGCATAGCTTGTTGTAGAGTAACAAGAAGTTGTTCTCTATTTGGTAAGCTAGAGTTTTGTAAAATACCTTGAAGTAAGATTGGAGTAAGTGGACTATCTGGTCCAAGTGTTTTAAGTAGATTAATAAACTGCTGTTGTTCTACTTCACGTGCTAACATACCTAATGTAGAACTAGGTACAAACTTCCAATCTTGTACGGGGAAGTGTTCTGGATCAAACTGCATAAATCTCCATGCAGCTTTTTCTACAAATGGAATTAAGAATTGATCTTGGAAATTCACAAGTGTACGTTTGTTCTTTTTAAGAATAGTAGCTAGTGTTACAGATAACTCACCACCTGCTGGTGTTGTTGCCATACCTGCTGTATCTAATGTACCTGTGGCTTGTAATAACATAGCTTCAAATGCTTGTGCTGTTTGAATACCACTAGCGTCAGTAGCACCAAACTTAAATGGCATAAGTACTTCAGCAGGATTACCATTAGTTAAAATAGATTTGCCTGGACGCACTTCAAATTTACTACCACGTGGAAGACGTGTGGCATCCATCGCCATCATAGGAACTGTCGTGAGTGCTAAACCATCTAAGTAACTACGAAGTTGAGCATCAATAGCTTTTTGCATATTGAAGCCTTTTTCTGCAATACCACGACCCCAGAAACGATTAGGAACTGTGTCATCTTGATAAGCGACAATAGGACGATCTTTCATCATGTAAGGTGATCGTTCTGCTTTAAGTAATTTAGAATCATTAGCTACAACAACTAATGCTTCTACTAAATTACCATACTCTTCCATAAGTTCTGAAGTCTCTTCTTCAAATAAATCTTCTACTTCATTACCTACGCTATCTAAAAGTTTTTCAGGAATTAAACCATAGTAACGTACTACTTTAATTTTATCGTCTTTGTAATGCTCATCAATCCAACTAGCTTCTAAATCAGAATCATCAGTTGGATCATCATTAACATCTACATTAAAATAAACACCATTAGTGATGCCTTCAGCAATTTTATGTGCTGATACAAACTCTTCAATAGCTACACCCATAGCATCTTCAATAGAAGTTGCTGTAGGATCAATAACAAAGTTTTGAGGACTAACTGGTTTAAGAACTACATTGACTTTTTCTTTTTCTTCTACGCCAATAGCAACTGCATCCATGTCTTGCATAGGACGAGAGGCAGGCATTAGCTCTTTAGTTCTCTTAATACTAAGTTCACCAATACCTGTACCATAGATAGATGCTAAGAGGATAACATCACCTACAGCTTTACGTAGTTTGTTTTTCTTAAAGCACTCTTTCATGTAGTTCTTCATGTATTCTACATCTTGAGGCTGTTGATCTGCTAGATCATCTTTAATGTCAAATAGATGGTCACCTTGACCAAAGACAGCTTCTTCAATCTCTGCTGTATGGTTTTCAATAGCTTGTTGTAGTGCAGGAGAGGTAACACGGCTACGTTCTGAATCACGCATCCTGTCCTGAGCTGCCCATTCTCCTCTCCAGAGACGTTCATACTCTTTCCATTTTTCTAGGTAGTTTTGATCTCGGTGGTCTCGCCACTCCTCTACATTACCTAATATCCAATCTACTAACTTATTTGACATAGTTTTTCCTCTTTTAGTATCCTGCTACTGCGTCTAATGCTTCGTATTCTTCTTCCTCATAATCTTGGAAGTATTCTACAATCTGAATTTGATCTATGTATGCTAAAGCATCAATCAAGTCATCATGTAATTGTGAGTTAGGAAAGTTGACAAGCTGATCTATAAACTCGTTGTTCCACTCTCCATGATTTAGCGTTACTTGTCCGTGTTCAAATCGACCTTGTAATGCCCAAACAATTCTATCTGTTTTCTTTTGGTTTCCATGAGTACAATCATCAATCCTAAAATAGTGATTGTGTTTTCTCATTAAGTCCATCAAGTAAGGTAAAGCTGCATTCTTTAAACTACCTTTTTCAATACCTACTGCTGTGGGTTGATATTCAACAACAGCTTTCATAATTTCATGGCAGGTTTGTTTAATATCCCATCTACCATGTTTTATGTCTGCGACCCACCATCCTCCTTCGTGGACTTTAGCGACTGCAATCGCTGTTTCATCCAGTTTTTTATTCTTGTTCGCTGATTCTTTATCAACATTAATAAAACCAGCAAGATCAACAGCAATAAAATATCGACCATCATCAGGTTCTTCATCATCAATTTTAATCCATTCTTCTTTAAAAATGTCCCTACTTGCTGCTTCAAAAGAAGCTAGGAACTCTTGTCTGAAAGCAAAGCTACTCATTGTATTTCTAGCAGCTTCTATTTCACTTTCAGGAATTAATGGATTATCATACGATGTATAATGAAATCCTGTCCATTGTGGATCTTTACCTGTTTGTGCAAATTGGAATAACTCATAAAAGTGATTACGACCTTTAGGAGTTCCAATAAACAATGCACCACCCTGAACATCAGCTAAGGCAGGACGTAAGATTTGTTCCCACACATTTGGCTTAATGTCAGCGTATTCGTCAATAACACAAAAGGCTAAACCAACACCACGAAGTGTATCTGGTCTATCTGCACCTTTTAAATAAATCTTTCGATTATTAACAAGTGTTAGTACAGATGTATTCTCATGAGCTGACTTAATAACTTCATGTCCTAGCTCTTTGAGTAATCCCCACAAAATATCTTTAGCTTGTTGATAAGTAGGTGCTACATAAAACACATCTTTACTATCACTCTTTAGAGCTTCAATAAGAAGCATCCAAGCAGCGAGTCTAGACTTACCAAAACGTCTCCCTGCTGCTACAATTTTAAATCTATGAT